TGGGTGCGCTCTGCCAGGGCTAATCCAATGGTGTCTCGGGCTACCTGAATCGGTGAACGTCCGATAATTCCATCATCAGAGTGGTATCGGATATGCAGCACTTCGTCGCCCAATAGGCGCTTGGTATGGCCTCCATCGTCTACCACGTCATAGAGCAATTTACCGCGGGCATTTTTCAGGATTGTCACGCGGTCAGGGTGCACCGGCAGCAATGCTTCGGGTCTTCCGGCACTGTCACGGATGATCTCGGCGTACCCGTTGCCACGCAGCAGCAAATGGCGCTGTAGTTGTTCCCGAAACTCTAAAGCTGTCTGGTAATCGTTGGGCGCGTCATGCAGCAGCCGGTACAAGGGTTCGCCGGTCGCCTTTTCGCGGCCTGTTGCGGTTTTCTCGTAAAGGTTCAGCGGCAGACTACCCACGGTTTCGCTGATAGCCGCCACGCACGCATAAACGGCGCTGATACTCTCGGCGGTATCGGTGTTGACCATTACGCCGGCAGACTCGGCAGCGGTCGCCAGTGAGCTGTAATAGGTATCGAACGCGGGCGTATTGTTGCGCTGTTCTCGCTTAAACGGCCATTTCATCGGCACGCCTCCAGGTACAGCCGGGCCAAGGTCAGGCCAGGCGGCTGCTTGCCTCTAACTTGAACGGTGGTCGTGTCATAGGCCGGGTCGGCGGTTATGGTGATCTCGAATAAGTCCACATCGGTCAGGTGCCGGGTTTCGCCTTCCCATTGTTCGCCCTGGGCAATGAAGCCAAAGGAACAGCCGGCAACGTCACCACGGGCCACCAGAACGGGTAAATCACGGCCTAACTGTGTGTCTGGTAGGTCGATCTCGAAAGCAAGCCCCTGGGCATCTTCTGATAGTCTCAGACTACCTGATCCCAGTCTTCCCAATAGGCTGCGGCTATCGTGTTCGTAAATGGCGCGAATTTTGGTTGCCGTATCACTGGCCAGCGTGCGCTTGAAAGCACCAGGCCGGATAATTTCAGAAAATCCGCCTAACTGGGTCGGTTCGTCAAAGCGGGCCGCGTACCCGTATAGGGTGCGGCCTTTGCTTGTGACGACGCTTTCAAGGGCTCGCCGTTCCATGATTACGCTCCGCTGGCTTTCACGAATGCTGCGGCATGGCGCAGGGCAATGTCGCATGTGGCCATGGCGCGAACTTGGATGCCGCCTCGGCTGTAGGCGGGTTCGGCGTATGGGTTCACCAGGATGTCAATCTCAGACCAAATACCAAGCATTACCTGGCTGAAATCGCCGTACAGCAGGGTATCGGCTGGCATCTGATTTGTTGCGCCGTACGGCTTGCCATCAATCATGCCGGCGTCTGCCAGGAATCCAGAACCGGAACCGGTCACTTTCTCAGTGCTGGCCAGGTGAGTGCGTACACCAGGCGCAGACAAAAAGCGGGTGCCTTCCAGGTTGGCCAGTTCCAGCTTTTCGGATAGCTCCAGAACTTCGGCCCATGTGGTAGGCATCAGCGCGGTCTGAATGCCGGCGTTCTGCAAAATACCTTGGGGCTCACCAGCCAGACCGGAACCGTTCAAGATTGCGCTGTCGATCTGTTGCGCAATGAGTGCGGTCAGGTCGTCGCGTACCAGCTGCTCGATACCGGGGCTGGATTGCTGGATTAGCTGCCGGCTCATTTCTGTTTTGCCGCCTGTGTGCTTCGGCGTCATGGTCACAGAATCGAACGCCATGTTTGATTCAGGAACAGCGCCGCCTTCCGTTACCCAGCCAAGGCTCATACCGCTACCGGATTTCGGAATTGATACGTTGCCTTGCAGGCCGGTTAGAACGCGAACGCCCAATTTGCGGGCCAACAACTTGTTACGCAGGGCGCCAATGTAATCAGCGGGGCGGTGTTGGGTACCTACCAGCTCGGATGCGCTTGTGGTGTCGTTGGCGCGCTGTTCCAGGGCTTGCATTGGAATGAATACACCTTCGGCTTTGCGGCCACTGCGGCGCTCGGCTTCCTGGGCATACTCACGTTCTAGTCCGTCGAGGCTGCGGCCTTCCATTTGGGCGCGGATAACCTTCACCACGGACACACCAGCGGCCAGCTTGTCGTAATCGCCGGTCGCATTGTCCGAAACGGTCACGGCATGGCTGCGGCGTTCGGTGTCTGCCAGGTATTCGGCACGCTCGATTTGCTTCGACACGGCGCGTTCTTCGCCTTTCAGGGTGTCGAATTGCTTTGATTCATCGGCGGAAAGGTCGCGGGTTTCTTTGCCGGCAGCGTCAACCAAGGCTTTCATGGCTTCGACTTTGGCGGCGCGTTGTTCACGTAGGGCGGATAATTTCATTTTGTCACCTAATAGCTGTTTGTTTGTAGAAAGCGCTTTCGTAATAGGCTCACGCTATCATATTGCTGTTTATTTGTACAGTTATCTGAATTTCAGACACAAAAAAACCCGCCGATTAGGGCGGGCTTGTAAGTCATGGCTTACGCGCTTGTGCGCTGCGGCTTACGTTTGGCGCTGCCAGCTTGGGCCATTTTTGGCAATATGGATTGCTTCTTCGAGTGTTCCAACCATGCCCCAACCTGTCGGGCGATCCCATGCGCCACCGTCCAGGCAACGAACGTCATACCGCACGCCGTCGGGGAAATGTTTCAGCCAGCCGGCGTGTTGTGCGTCTTGCTTGGCGTCCCATTCGGCGCGAGTGCCAGGCTCAATCGTGCCGGCCTTGATATAGCCAGCCATTCGGCGCAGAAAGGCGTCGTATGATTCTCTCGGGCTGTCGTCGGTGACGATGTAGGGGCGATTAAACCACTCACGATGTGAGTCTGGGCGCTCGCTGTTGTCGCACTGGTCAAAGTGCGGCGGTAACACTGGATTGACTGGCACGCCGTCCACTACTTCCGGCACCTTGCCGGTTATATAATCTGCATGTATGTCGATGATGCCGTAGTCGCATTCGTCGCACTGGTATTCGGTGCGGCTGATATACAGGTAAGCGGTCACGGATCGGCCACAGGTCGGACAATCAAAGCCGGCTGTTGATGCGTCTATCAGTTCGTTCTCCTGGCTGGTCACGGTTTGCGGCTCCGGTAGTGCTTCCAGCAGGTCAGAAAGTAGCTCCCGGGCGGCTAAAATATCCTCCGGGCCTGCAACGAATATCAGCTGTTCGAGAGCCTGCTCAATTTGGCCGGCGATTTCTTTATGCCGTAAGCCCTCAGCCAGTGCGCTGGTAATGTCTCCGGCTTGGTACCGGCGGCGGCTGTCGGGTGTGCCTGGCAATCTGGTTATGTTGCTCATTGCTGCGGCTCCTGAATGGCCTGGGCCAGTTCTTCGGTTTGCTGCTTCTTCAATTCTCTGTCAGCCCACTTTAACGACTGATCCCGCGCCACTTTGCCGGCGCTGATTACTTCACCAGTTCTCTGCCTGAATGCTTTAACGGCATCTTCCAGCTTGTCGCGGTCTTCCTGGGTAATGTGAATCGTCAGGCTTTTCTTCACTTTCGTTGTGGTCATGCTTGCGCCCCTGTCAGTATCTTATAGACAAGGTATATCTTGTGAGGTTGTGGGTCAACTTGTTTTTTGCTTGTGTGCAGCTTGGACATTTTGTCCACTCTGCTCTTTTAAAGCTTCTGAGGTTTTTGGGGTGGTAGATTTTTCCGCCCCAAATTCCCGCCCAATTTTTCGCCAAGGGTTTCGTGGGTGGGTGAGCTTTGGACATTTTGTCCATTGCTATCCCGCCGAAACGATCACCAAGGGTTTCGTGGGTTGGCGCTTTGGGCTGGACATTTTGTCCATCCGAAAAATCGCGACCTTCACGACCGCCCGCTGGCGCGTGTGCGATGGGCAGCGTTCTGTTTTCACTGCTGCTTGTCTGCAGTGAGCTCACAGGCGCGTGTGCAGTGTTACGGATTGCTACTTCGTCGGGCGTTGATGGTGCGGCTAGCTGGTAGAGGATTTAGGAAGGCTGCAAAGCGGGAGATATTAAAAGAGAAAATTAACGCCCGTTCAACGACCGTTGAAAATTCGTTCAACGAAAACCCAACGAATAAAGAAGAGAACAGAAAAGAAGAGAACAGAGTAGAGAGTAAAGAAACTACTCCGTCATCTGGCGATGACAGCCCGGCCAAGAAATCGAAAGCTGACGCTCCAAACTTCCAAGGCATAGCCGACTTGTACAACGAGCTACTGGGAGAGTTTTTACCACTAGTCGAAGTGATGAACGACGGGCGCAAGAGAACCATTCGGGCCAGGTGGAAGCAAAAGTGGAGTGACAAATCTCACGGCAACGAGATGCGTTAAATTCCGCAAGTTGCGGAATATGACCGTTTTAGCACTGCCTGGGTATCGTTTGCTTGAACGGCTCAATCTAAAAAGGGTCTGCCCCCACTGGGGAATGTTATCTGTTCGACAATGTGCAGGTGGTCGGCTACTTCACTAGCAAACCGTTTTTGCTGATTAGGCTGAATGCTTTGGGCCGCTCGCATGGAATAATGCTTTAAGTGATCCTGAAACAGCTCCCATGGCTCAATATCTGATAAGGCTTTTAATAATCTTGCACAAGCTAACTATTTTCCAATGGCCGATCTGATCCAGTTGCTAACAGTTGGCTGCTTTAATCCAAGGGTGTCAGCAATCAGCATTTGCGAATGGCCAGCCGCGTACATTTCCAGAACGGCGGGCAAATGCTCGGCTTTCTTGTCGGCACCCTTACGGCGTCCCCTGGCAGCTTGTACAGCACGGAACTCGGCAGGGTTGAAGTTACGCCAGCACCAGCGGGCCACGCTCTTAGAAATGGCGCGGATTTCGCTCAGTGGTAGCGGTGCGACAAAATCGAATTGCATGTCAACGGCGGCACGTTCGCACCAGTCCAGAAAGCCGACTTCACCACCGGGGCGCCAGTATTCGCGCACCTGCTTATAGGCCAGCTTCCGCAGGCGCTCGAATGTTTCACAGTTGCGGCCTAGTCCAGAAACGTCAGCCGTTGCAGATCGTTTTGCCCGCGATAGTGGATCGACGTATTCGGCAAGCTCGCCCAAACCGTAGGCGGTGTTGCAGTGGCTAGACACTTGCCAGAAGCCACACAGCGGGTTTTTAAC